ACCCCCGTAGGGGGGTATAACTTTCCCGGCATTTCAAAAAACCGTAACGTAACCGCCGGATTTTTTTCTGTTTTCACAGGGTAAAACGTCGGGCTTTCCTTGCCCCGCACGGCTTTTCCTGCTGGGGAGTACCTACACAGGGGGGTGCGGGGTCCTTAACGGGTGCCCTGGGTGCCCCTCGGCAAAGGCACCCAGGGCGGGAGGGTTAGGCCGGGCCGCCGCGTATGCACACGCCGCAGCGGCGCAGGGTGAAAGGAGGAAAGCCCCCGCGGTACACTCCCCGGCCATGGTGTGGAAAGCAAAGAACCACCGGCCTTTCGGCTGGTGGTTCTCGGTATTCGTTTCAGGGTTTCACCCCTGCGCTGCTTTCCATGCTATCAGTATAGCACGGTCAATAGTCCAAAAGCGTCCAAACTTTTCAGTGGCGATTATTCCGCCCGTGCGGCCCCGCCCGCTGCTGCTTCCAGGCCATGTATTCCTCCAGCAGTTTCCGGTTGCGCTTGTTCTCCAGGATTTTATCCAGGGCGGCGTTGTAGTAGTTGAACACATTGGACCGGCTCATGTAAAGGGCCTCTGCGATCTTATCCCAGCCCCGACAATCTATGTGCCGCATTTCCACCACGGTGCGCTCTGTGGAGTTGGCCGGTAATACGTCGATCAAGTCCATAACGTTCAGGACGGCCTTGGCCATTTCCTCCCGCTGCTCCTCGATCCTGTCCTCCACTTCGGAGATCCGAAAGACAACGGACACGGATCCGTCCGTCTTTGTCGGCTTGGTCGGCGGCGTCAACCTGAACGCGGACCCCGTACTGGGCGCCCGCAGTTCGCTGGAAAGGACGCGGTGGCGCTCCTCCAGGATCCGCTTTTTCCCCACAGCCGTGTGGTACTGCTGCAGGTATTCCTTGACAGCCTCACGGCCCAGGGTTTTGTCCGTTGTCTTTTTGCTCATTCTCACACCTCGGTAATGTCGTACCCAAAACGGTCCTTTAGCATTTTCTTTTTCATGGCATACTTGGCCGTTCTGGTGGCCTTGCTCTTTACGTCCTCCACGACGAACTCCCAGGGCACCCCGCTTTGTTCTGCGTAGTATGGCGCATGACTTCCGTATAGCTGCCTGTTTGGCGGCTGGTAGTATGTAAAATCCGCCTTGTAGCGGATCGCCCGCACCCGCTTTCCCTCCGTGTCGGTAAACGCTTCCTGCAGGGTGAAATCCACCTGGAGGCGCAGATCGCGGATCTGCCCCCTTGCCTGGCGGGCAACCAGAACGTCGAACCTGCGGGCTTCTTTCTGGCTGTCGAAATGCAGGACGGCCCCGGAGGCTGTCACCCGCTCGGTGGGGGTGTTGTTGTATTTCGTGCCTTTTGCCGGATCCTGCGGCGGCGCGGCGGGAGGTGCTGGCCCCCGCCGCTGTTTCTGCTGCTCCATGTACTTTTTCATGGCCTGCGCCTGGTACTTCGGCGGCAGGTCGGAAACGTTTATGGCCATTTATTCGCCCTCTTGCGCGGCGTTGCTTTTCCCGTGTATGCTTGCGATCAGATATTCCCGCGTCAGCATGGCGGCCTCCGGCACGTCAGCGCCTGCGTTTCTTATGGCCGTGTAGAAAATCCACGCCATTTCTGCAATAGCTCCCACGGCGTTGGCCACGTCCTGGCTGTTACTCATGTTCTGGCTGTTACTCATGTTCTGCCTCCATTTCGTCCGGGATCTCAACGTACTGCCACGACATGGGCGGACGGTCCAGGCCGAACTCCGCCAGAGGGCTGGGCGCGTCGAACTTCTCCGGTGACTGGACGATCCAGCCGGAAAGCCGCCTGCCTTTTGCGTATTTCAGCAGATCCTCACGCGGAACGCATGACATTTCTTCCAGGTCTTGCATGGTTCGGTATGATACTTCCCCAGGGCAAAGGAATTGACCTTGCACCGCTCCGGTGCCGCTGACGTACACCAGGACGGTCACGGGCCATTCAAGCCTTTCATTTTGCGGGTGTGTCTTTCGGATTTCCAACGTTTTTTCGCCGTCCAGGATCTTCTCCCACCACTCCGGTTTCATGCTCATAAGCACAGCCAGCATATTAACCTCCGTTCTTGCCGGGCAGCGGAATGATCCGGCATTTGTCCGTTGCGAACTCCGCCACATGGTAAAGCGCCATGCAGGCCAGCATGATGTCCGCCATAATGTCGTCCGCGTCCTCTTTCCCGCGCCCGTCCTTGTTCTGTTTCAGAAATCCAGCGGCCAGCACGTTCCCCAGTTCCTCCAGGTTCTTGGCTGCTTCCTGCCAGCGTTCTTTCGGCACGGTGTAACCGATCTCCACTTTCTCGGTGTTTTCCACGGCTCACACCTCCCAGGGGAAAGCAGAGGCAGGGAGATCCGGGAAATACTTCCGCAGATTGTCCTTGAAGAACACAGGGATCTCGTTCTCCTCGCAAAATGCCACGATGTTGTCCACCCACTCGCGGGCGGGCGTCACCTTGTCCGGTCGGTTGCCGGTTTCGGCGCCCAGGATCACCCACTCCGGTAAACCCTCCGCCGCGGCCATGTCCACCGGCCCCAGCAGCGGCTCCATGCTCCAAAAGCTGTTGATGTTCACACCCTGCATGACGTACATTCCCACCGCGTCCATGTTCGCCACGGTGCTGCCATACCAGAAATTGCTTTCGTGGGGCAGGAGGGCCAGGTGGTTCAACTCCAGATACCTGGCCGGGTTCTTTGTCAGGAACAAATAGCGGTGCTGTGGTGCCTTGCGGCAGGCGTCCAGCACCTCCACGATCCAGGAGGTGGGCACCCAGCGCCCAAACAGATCCGCCATGCTGCAAACAAACACGGTCTGCGGTTCCTTTGTGTTCTGCGGCTGGCCCAGGCGGTAGCGGTGCAGGGTAGGCTCGAAACCATACGGGTATGGCGTCGCCTTGATCTTCTCCGGCAGCACATGGAGGCCGCCGGCCAGCGGGGCCGGATCCTCCAGCCCTGCGTTGAAGCGTGTGGCCGTCCGCCTGGCGTAGCAGTACGGGCAGCCATGGCGGCAGCCGGTTACGGGGTTCCAGGACATTGTGGCCCAGTCAATTTTCGTCTTGTTCATTCTTCGTCGCTCCTTTCGCTTTTCCACTCGTTCACTATGCACTCGTTACAGCCAAAACTCTGGCAGTACACGCAAATGTCCATACCGTCGGCCATGGCCGCGCGGACGATTGCCGGGAAGTCCGGCAGGTTCACCTTTCGGCGCGGTTTCAGTTCCGCCAGAATGTCGCCCAGGTATTCCGACGCCTGCCAGTCGCCATAGATACGCGCCGGGGCTTCCTGTTCCTCGGTTTCCGGGTTCATAGTCCAGAGGGCAACACACCCGCCGTCCGGGTCATGCTCCCACCGTGCCGGTGTCTGGCTTATGATTTTCCCATCTGCGCCCCGCGTTGTCATGCCTATGGTGGCCGTTCCTTTGGCTATGCAAATAATACTCATGCGTCCGCACCTCCAAACGCCGCCAGGTCGAAACAGGTCTGTTTCCCAACGTACTGGCACCACGCCCATTCCAGCATGGCGCCGCGGCTGTCCTGGTAGTCCTGCATGAACAGAACCACGTCCGCCGCCTCCATCATGGCGAAACACAGGCGCATATAATCCACGGGGCGCAGCCCCTCCGGCGCCGTGGCGGGGTTCAGTACGATATGGCCCGCCGCCGCCAGCTTCTTTTCCACCTCTCGGAACTTGGCTTTATAACGCCTGTCCCCGGTGATCTTGCCTGATATGTAGATTTTCACAGAAAACCCTCGTATTCGTTGAAAATCTCGAAATACTCCTGGTATGGGTAACCGCTGATCTCATGCCACCCGCTCCGGCAGGTGGATCCGTCGTCGAACTTATACAGCACGGCGCCCTTTCTCGCTTTCGGGTCCTTTCTCCAGCTGGACGCAGGCACGGCGGTGTATGTGATTTCCGGCTTGTCCATGTTCTGCGTTTTGCTGTACCGCTTCCCGCGCTTGCCGATCTCTCTGTACCTCTCCATGGTGGAACGGCTTTCTTTCATCAGGTAGGCGGCCAGCTTGTAATGGTTGCCGCGCCTGTCCATAGGCTTGAAGCTGATACCTCCGCCGCCTCTTGGGACATTCTCCCACGCCTCCGTGATGATCTCCGGATCCATGCGGGAAATGATAACGTGAATGTGCGGGTTGGTCATGCGCTTGGTTTCTATGACCACCACGGCCTTGAACGTGATCCCGCGCTTTTTGCAGAGTTTCCGCAGGTTCCGCAGAAAGGCGGCCTTGTTCTCCAGGATCTCCTCGAAAGAACTGTCCTTGACGTAGTAGTGTAGAACGGCGTGGAGATCCCTATGGCCGAAATTGGCGTTTATATCCCAGCGCAGGTGTTCCTCTGCCACCCGCTCGTTGATCCGCTCCTGCTTCTCGGTGGTGTGTCCGGTATTTGGGCCGCGCTTCACTCCTTTGGTGTGAACCCGGAAAGATTGCATTTTCTTGTGTTCGACACACGGACCAGCTTTCACCACCCTATGAACGTAGGCCATGGGTGCCTCCTTTTCTGCTGCTGGTCACTTTACTAATCACTCTTACCGGCGCTATACGGGGCCGTGGCCCCGTCGCTTTTTCCGGCTTGTATTCCGTCCGGGAACCTGATATAATATAGGTATATCGGACGGTTTTCCGTCGTCTATATTGCCACCTGCGCCGTGTTGACAGCACCGGGCGCAGGTGGCTTTCTTTTTATGCCAGGTAATCCTTGGCCATTTCCAACAGTTCCGCCGCGTGTTCCTGGTCAATGATCTTGACCTTGCCGGGCTTCTTCGGATCTGTGTCGATGGCCCAGCACGTTTTCTTTGCCAGTATTTCCCGCTCGTTCAGTTCCTTGTCCAGCCTGCTTTTGTAATAGTCCTGTTCTTTACGCCAGGCCACAAACTCCAGAAACTCCTCTGCGGTCATATTTACAGTTACTTCCACGGTGCCCTCCTTACGGCGTGGCCGCTGCTATTCTGTCAGCTGCCATTTGTGCATAGTCGGGGTTGATCTCGCAGCCTATGAAATCGCGCCGCAGGCGCTTGGCCACCACTCCGGTGGTGCCGCTCCCGGCGAACGGATCCAGGACCGTGCCACCCAATGGGCTGCCTGCTAAAATACAGGGTTCAATCAGCTTTTCAGGAAACACGGCAAAATGGGCGCCGCGAAAGCCGTTTGTGCTTACGGTCCACACGTCCCGCTTGTTCCGGCGGCCCGTCTGGTTTTCTCGGTTCCCGTGGCTCTCGCGCTCCACCTGGGCGCTGTTGTCGTGTGCCCGCCCGCCGGTGTAGGCACCGCCGCCGCGGAACGTCCTGGCGTTTCCCTTGGTTGATGTAACGGGTTCGCTGATTGCCGCCGCGTCGAAATAATAGCGTTCCGATCTGGAAAGCAGGAAAATATATTCGTGGCTCTTGGTGCAGCGATCCCGGACGCTCTCCGGCATACAGTTGGATTTGTTCCATATAATATCCTGGCGCAAATACCACCCGTCTGCCCGGAGGGCAAAAGCCAGCTGCCAGGGAACGCCGATCAGGTCTTTGTATTTGTAGCCCCGCGGCGTATGCTTTGCCGTGTGGCCGCAGGAATTACGGGTGTTCGTCGGCGGCTGGCTTCCTGATCTGGTGGCGTAACTGTCGCCCATGTTCACCCACAGGGTTCCGTCTGCCCGCAGAACCCGCCGGACCTCACGGAAAACGGAAACCAGCGATTGCAGGTATTCCTCCACGCTGGCCTCGTTTCCGATTTGACCCGCCGCGCCATAATCTCGCAAATTATAGTAGGGCGGGGAGGTGATGCAGGTATGGACGCTTTCGGGTGGTAAATGCCGCAGTTGCTCCAGCGCGTCGCCCGTCAGGATTATTTCAGCCATTGGCGGGTGCCTCCTTTCGGAGATCCGCCACTATGTTTTCAATGGTGGCCGCTATGTAGTCCACCTCTTGCGCTGTATTTTCTTCTCCCAATGTAATGCGGATCGCTCCGTATGCGTCCCGCCGTGATAGTCCCATGGCGGTCAATACATGGCTCGGTTCTCCGCTGCCAGACGTGCAGGCAGAACCGGCAGAAACGCAAACCCCAGCCAGGTCCAGCATAAGGACCATTGTTTCACCCTCAATGCCCGCAAAGGAACAGTTGATATTCCCAGGCAAGCGGGCTTCCATGCTCCCATATATGCGGTTTCCTTGGATTTCCCCAATGCGCTGCAGCAGGCGATTACGCAAGCCCCTTACGGTGTTCGCGCTGTCCTCCATATTCTCGCAAGCTGTACGCATAGCCGCCGCCATGCCAGCAATAGCTGGGACATTCTCCGTTCCAGGACGGCGCCCCCGTTCTTGCCCGCCGCCGTATAGGAGCGGATCCAGCTGCACCCCCTGGCGGCAATACAGGACGCCTATACCTTTCGGGCCGCCGAACTTGTGCGCGGAAAGGGAAAGCATATCGACGCCCATTTTTTGAACGTCCACGGGAATATGGCCAATGGCCTGCACCGCGTCTGTGTGGAACACGGTTAGCTTGCTTCCATGTTTTCGGATTTCCTTAGATATTTCCTGAATGGGTTGCAGCGTTCCAACCTCATTATTTGCGGCCATAACCGTGACCATGTTCGTGGTGCTGCTCACACGCCGCCCAATCTCTGCGGGATCTATGATCCCATTTGTTCCCGGTGCTACCAGAACAGCGCGGCGTGTTCCGCTTCTCTCCATGGCCTCCAGCGTGTGCAGGACGGCGTGATGTTCAAAGGCAGAGGCCACCACGTCGCCGGCGCCGTACCTCGCTGCACGAATGGCCCAGTTGTCTGCCTCGCTGCCTCCAGAGGTGAAATACACCTCCGCCGGACGACAATTTAACAATTCTGCAATCGCTTTCCGTGCGCTTTCCATTTTTGCAGACGCCAGGCGCCCCAATGCGTGTATGCTTGACGGGTTTCCGAAATCCTCCAGCGCCTCGATCATGGCCTCTTTGGCTTCTGGCCTCATGGGTGTGGTAGCCGCGTGATCCGCGTAAACTTTCATTTTGCCGGTTCCTCCTCGGTGGCGTAATATTTCGATACGCGGCGTTTTCTCCCGCAACTCCAGCAAGTTCCTTTCTCTGGCTTTTCGTTGCAGGCTTCCGCCGGCTGCTCCATAGTGAAGTCTTTCCCCAGTCTGGCCACGCAGTCCTCGCACAACAGTTTTGGCGCGGCGGTGTCGAAAAGATCATCTTCCCAGCCCACGCCGATATAATCAAGAACACGCCCCCAGCCGTACCATTCGCCATTTTCGTCTTGGCAAATATGCTTCATCCACATTTCCCACTCTCCAGGGCTGGTATAGCGCAGGCGGTCAAATCTGTGCGGCCTACTCTCGATATGAACCCCAAACCCGCACATTGAACAGCCTGTTCTCTGCGCTTTGGTGGTCCGCAGTTGTCCCTCCGGTTCCGCTCCGTTATGCTCCTCCTTGTAGGCGTCAATTTCCTGCTCCGTCATTTCCAACGGGTCGCGGACGATTTCGCCATAGATTTCTGGCACGATTGTTTCCAGGTGGATAGGATCACCATATAACAGGCTTCCGTCCTCATTTTCTCCGGTGATCGGCTTAAACTCCTGCCAATGCTCTTGGTAATATTCCTCCATTTCCAGCGCCAGGGTCAAAATGTCCTGCCGTGTGAAAATCGCAAAGGGTGCGGATCTCTTGGTATCTTTGCTAATGTAATTGCAGCCGTTCAGCATAAGCGCCTTTTGTCTGCGGCCTCCCTCGGAGGCCATAAGCCCCATATACGGAAACCGCCGGCTGCTCCTGGCGTAATCGTTGCACGGCTTTTCTTTCAGGTAATAACAGCACAGGTCTGAAACCTTGAACGGGGCCGTTTGGTAGTTCGTCCCGTATTTTTCATTTTCCGGCCCGCCGAACTTCTCCAGCCACTTTTGGCTCATTTTCATTCTGGTGTTTTTCCTATACCCGCCGTATGCGCCCGTTTCGCCTGTCATAATTGCGTGGCGCACAGTCGCGTTTTTCTCTGACGGGTGCTGCAGTAGGCTGATTTTCCCGGCAATTTCTTTTGAAAGAACAGGGAACCCGTGTTCTTTGATAACCTCAATTTTTGTGTACGGGCGATCTTTTGGCCCGTTTGCGGGGCGCAGGGCACGGATCCCCAGCGCCTTGTGAACTTTTTGTATGCTGCGATCCTCCAGCATTGAAACCGATGTGCCCGGCACATCGATCCCGATTGACCGGAGGAAAAGAAACAGCGTAATACTATCCAGCCCGCCGACGGCTACATAGCACATTCCCGCCACGTCAGGGTGGTTGTAGAACTCCCACGCCCTGCGGGCTGCATACGCCTTTTTGAAAGCGTAATCCTGTTTCATCTTTGCAATAAAGTCTTTGACCTTTTCCGGGTTATTCTGATCCCACTTCATTCTTTCTCCTCCAATTTCGCCGCCAGGGCCTCAATGGTGGCCGCCGCTTCCTCCAGTTCCGTGGCCAGGAGGTTCCGACCAAAACGGTCCCGCTGGTGCATGGCCTCCAGGCGGAGGTCTGCGGCCTGCCGCTTATATGGGTTCGTGCTGTCGGTCTTAACCGGGCCGCTGCCGGTGTATGCCCGTTTCAGCCACCAGGTAGGGCTATTCCGTTCAGTTTGGTGGGCGCAGTTTTCAGCGTCGCAGTTCTCCGCGTCGCAGCTGTCACAAAATACCCGGTGGAAATCGTCGTCCCACGGGCCGGACAGGATAGGGAGGGCGCCCAGGAAGTCCCCCAGGGCCTCCGGGGAGGCCGTGATCCTTTCAAAGTTATTCACCGCCCGGCCTCCTCTTTGTGGAGGTCCACACCCTCCAGGGCGTTCCACACGGCCCGCTCCCATTCCTTTGCCCAGCCGGAACAGGCTTTCCGTACTGCGTTAATCACCACGGCCTCGCCGTCGGCCTCCCACAGCAGGCGATCCTTGTCGATCACGTCCGCGCCGATATGCTCCGCCGGATCCCGCTCGATCATGTCCACCAGGTACAGGGGAACGCCCCAGCAGGCACCGCCGCCGGGCGGCTGGTAAATCTGGAACCCCTGCATAATCACCGGCACCATGGTGACCTCCTCGCCGCGGTCACCGCCGCGCCAGTGGTCCATATCGTCCGCCGCCGTTTCTCTCAAAACCAGCTGCGGCTCCGTGTCCTTAATGATCGACGTGGGCATATCTCGCTCCGGGATCATGCCCATGTGTTCCACGATGGTGGCCAGCACCTTGCGCGGCAGCAGGGCGCGGTTGGCCATGGCAAACCAGTGATCCGTGTAAATGGCCACGTCGTTGCCGGTGTTCAGGACGGTGTACCCGCCCGCTTTGTAGGCTCTTTTGATGGCGCGGATCAGCCCGCCCTCGTTAATCAGCATTTGAAACCCTCCTTTTATATAAGGTGCGGCATAGGCACCGGCCTTTCCTCCTTGTCGGCCCTCCACACCTCTGCGTCCCGTATTTCTGTCCAGTCACAGCCCCAAACCTCCGCCGCGTTCAGCAGGGCGGCAAAATTGGAACCGTGCGGCACCACGACGGTGCCATATTTCCGGCTTACCACTCTGGCGCAGCCGCTGGCCTGCCAGCGTTCCCGCCGTGCCCGCTCCGTCACAGACGTTTCATACTTGCGGGCGGCCTCGCGGGTTACACCCCGCCCCAGGCGTTCACCGTACATTCCCATCTTTCCATGGCCTCCTTGACTGCCTTGGAGTAGTCGGTGGAGGTGATCCCGCTGTCCCATGCGCTTCTCGCGCCGCCCTCGCCCATGTTGTAGGCCATGGCGGCCTTTTCGACGCTGCCATACTTGTCCAGATACAGGCCCAGCTTGTAGCAGCCGCCCGCAATATTCCCGGAGGCGGTGGTGGGATCCAGCCCCGTGGCCGCCTGGATCTCCGCATGGTAGGAACCGCCGGGGCCTGGGTTTAACTGCATGATCCCCACCTCACCAGAGGCGCCCACGGCGTCCATGTCGAAATTGCTTTCCGTCTGTGCCACCGCCAGGGCCAGAGGATAGGGGCAGCCGTATTCCTCGCAGTACGTCCTCATGTAGTCCTGCCATTCGTATGGCATTGGAACCGCCAGGGAGAAATAGCCCTGCGCCAGCAGCGCCTCCTCGATCTTTTCCGTTTCCTGCGGGTCCTCCATGTATTCCTCCTCCGCCGCCGCGTTGAACAGCAATTCCGTGGGCAGGATTGCCGCCGGTGCCGCTGACGCTTCCGGCGCGGCAGGTTCCGCCGCCGGTTCCTCGCTATACGCCTTGGCCACCATGACCACGCAGACGGCAACGAACAGCGCCAGGGCGATAAAGGCCAGAACCTTATTGCGTCGGCAGGCTTTGCGCTCCCGCTCCGCCGCGCGGGCGGTTCTGCGCTCCTTGGCCGCCTTGATCTCCGCCGCGGCCTGTTTCAACTCACGGGCGGACACCGCCGCCCGGTAAACGGCCAGATCGTCCTCCACGGCAGAGATCCGCACCCCCTGGGTGGTCTGCTCGGTGGTGATGGCCGCCACGTCCTGCTCCAGCTTGTCCACGCGCCGCTCCATGCGGCGGGCGTATTTTTCGCCTTTCTGGCTCATTTCTTCGTTACCTCCTTTTTTCTGGTGGCCCGCCCGGTCACCTCGTAGGTGATACCGAACCGGCGGCGTCCGCACTCCGAACAGGTGATTTTCTCACACCTCTGCGCGACTGGTTTTACAGTCTTACCCCTGGCCGCCAGATCAACGGCACAGGGCTTACACAACAGCTTTGTCATTCGTCCGCGCCCCTTTCGTCAATATGGGCGGCGCACATATCAGCCTCATGCAGCCGCCACACCCATGGCGTTGCGTCCATGGCCGCGGACAGGTCCCGCAGGTCTGTGCGGGCCGCCGTGTCATAGGCTCCCATGTGCCAGCGGATTTCCATGGCTTCGTGATCCTCCAGGCGGATAAAGCGGGCGATCTGGTACAGGCTCTTTTCTCCATGCCCCAGGGGGAGGGGATCCCGGAACGTATAACCCAGGTAGTCCTCCCACACACCCGTTTCCGGGTTCCTGCGGCGTTTTCTTTCAATGTGGTACACGCCTGCCTTGCACACGTCATGCAGCAGCCCCAGGATCGCCACGGTTTCCTCCTCCCGCTCGGAGATGGGGGCAGGCCCCAGCGCGTCCCTGGGCGTCAGGTCGCGGATCGTGATTTCCCGCAGACGACGGTAAACGTTCAGGCTGTGAATAACCAGGCCACCGGGGAAAGCGCCGTGGTGCTTGGCTCCCGCCGGGGCCTCGAAAAAGTCCGTTTCATTCTCCAGGCGCTCCAGCAGTTCCTCCGCACCGTCGCGGTGGACGCTGGCCAGAAACAGATCCTTGAAATGTTGGGCCACGGTTTGCAGCCCGTTTCTCTCTAAAAAATCAGACATTTGCCGTTCCTCCTATGCTTCCGGGGCTTCGTTGCCCCAGGCGTCCCAGCCGTCAGCCCTCTGGCGGGCGAACATTTCCAGCCTGGGCACGTCGCCCAGCAGTTCCACGATCCGCCGGCGGGTTTCGTCTGGTTTCTTGCTGTGCCCCTCGAACGGGGCTTCTATGATCTGGTGGACATTGTGGGCGCGGATCTGCGTCTTTGCCTTAAAGCCCGGTGTGACGCCCAGCAGGCAAACCTCCGCATTTGCGCGGGTATAGGCGCCCATGCCCATGAAATTGCCGCCGTTCTTCCGGTTCTTTTTGACCCACACGAAAGCCGCGGTTTTGTATGTAAAGCCCCACGCCTCCATGACCTTTATGGCCTCCGTGATATTGGGGAATGTCGCCCACATAAAGCAGGCCGCCCCCCCTCGGACGATTTCGCGCACCGGCAGGGCGCATATTTCCGCGGTGGTCATGGTGGGGTAATGCTTCACGGCGGTGCCGCGGGCCTTTGCGGTGGCTCCGGCCTGCTGGTATGCCCACGGCGGATCCGCATAGATCACGCTGTACTGTTTGGCGGGGAGGGGGATATGGTCAGGCATGGCCGTTCACCTCCCGCTTTCCGCTGGCGGCTTGATCTGCCACGAAATAAAGGGCCTCCACGTTTGAAAATGTCGTCGCCCGTGCCAGCCCCTCCGCCTCCGCAATCATCAGATCCGCGTCAAGTCCTAATATTTCAGCCGCAGCCCTGACGGCCTTTTCCGCCTCCAGGTATTCGTTGATTGCGGCCAGCTGCGGGGAGGTGTAGGCCGTCACCAGGGCCGCGGTCATGTCGTTACGCTCTGCCATGTGCCTGCCGCCTCCTCTCCATGGCGGTGGTGATTTCCTCCACCATGCCGCGCTCCCGCAGGCCCTCAACGGAAAGGCGGTGCGCCTCATGGTACAGCTGCCCGCCCGCCGCGTCGTGCGTCGTGATCGTCAGGATCGGGTGCCCCAGGGAGGAGGAAAGAAACGCTTTCGTGTGTCCGTCGTCCGTCGTCCATTCCAGCCAGTAGTCCGGGCGGCCATTCGCTTTCTGGAAATCCACGCGGCGCATACCCGGCAGGGGCTTGTATGTCGCCACCAGATTGTAAAGGCTGGTTTTGTTGGCTTTCAGCCTCAACACGGGGCCACCTCCGTTCTGTACCATTCCAGGATCCGCTTGGCGTACTTCTTGCGGATCCGCTTCTTTTTGGTGTGGCGGTAGCGGTTATAAAGCGGGCGGTTGTCAACCGACGCCCAGCGCAGCGCCGTTTCCATTTCCTGCTGTGCTGCCACCTCCGCCGCCACCCGCTGGATCCATCTGCAGAAACTGTTTACCATGGTCAGAACGCCCGCCGTAATCTCGCGGATCGCCTTGGCCAGTTCCTCACAGTTCGCCGTGGCCTGCTCCGTGTTTATGCCCATCTGTGGCACCAGCATGGTGTTTTCATTCATGCGGAAAACCCTCCCCATTCTCCCAGCCCAGCAGGATATGGTGGGCCAGGTCGTTCATGTCGCGCCGCGCTTCCTCCAGCGCCAGCAATTTGTGGTATGAGATCCCGACGCCCTCCAGCCTGTCCCGGAAAGCCTTGGCCGATTTGACCGCCGCCGCGATCTCCGTCCTGTCGTCCGCCACCTCCGCCGCGGAAATGGCTGTGCTTCTGTCGTCCATGGCGTTCTCCTCTCGCGTCCGTATCAGGTGCCCGCCTGCTGTGGCTTGCCTCTGCGTCGGAGGTTAGCCTGGAAACGGCGCTGCGCCAGTTCCGGGTCATAGGCGGGGCGCTGGTTCCGGTCCAGCTTTTCACCGTCCTGGCCTCTCCGTAATTCTGCGTAGATCGTTTTTCTGGATTTCCCCAGGTGCGTGGCGATCTCCGCCACACTCGCGTAATTGCGCCACGCCTTGGCGATATACTCCCGTTCGGCGGGGCTAATGTATTTTTCGCTCATGGCTTTTTCACCTCCGATTGCGACAAAAAAATAAGAGTAACAAGGGATTTCCCTTTGTTACTCTTATTGATAGCATTTTCGATTTGAAGAAAAAGGTAAAAAAACAGTTGACAAAAGCCTTTCTGCATGATAGAATAAGCAAGTCGTCCGGCGAAGGACACAAAAAGTGAATATGGGCGTGTTCCCGAGTGGCCAATGGGGACAGACTGTAAATCTGCTGCTTTCAGCTTCGGTGGTTCGAATCCACCCGCGCCCACCAAACAAGAAAAATCCGAACCTGTTTCCGATTGGAGAAGGGTTCGGATTTTTCGTTTTCTTCGGGTTTGAGAATGAAGGCTCCCGTGGACGGCGTAAAACTCCGATACCTTGTCATAGACCGTAAGCCAATAACAAGATTTGGAGGGTATGATTATGAAGTACGATGAAAGAGCCTGCAAGTTCAACATGGACACCGGATGTGTGGAACTGCTGCTCCGGGATGGGAGAAAGATTTCCATTGACTGCACCGGGGTCGAGGATGCGCTGGACGTGACTATGGCACAGAGAGCGGAGTTGGACTACCTTATCTACAATGACCCTCTGGACTATGCCGATTTGATTTTGAATGGTGACCCGGAGAAATATTTGAAGAATGTGGCCGGGAGCCATGGGTTAGAGGATTGATTTGAAATTGACCTTTTGAACAAAAAGGTGGAAGAAAATATTGTTTTATGGTATAATGTTTCAGAAAGAAGGTGCGTCTATGATACTGAATGAAGGATATCTTCATCGTGTGGCACGCGATAAAAAACTTAATCTTGAATTTGCTCAGAAAGAAGTTCTAAATGAAAATGTCCAGACATTTAGAAAGGATAGTAAAGATAAGTATGATATTTTTCTTTCACACAGCTACTTGGATAAAACGCTTGTGTATGCTGTAGTTGATTTGTTCAATCAGGCGGGGTATAGTGTGTATGTTGACTGGATAGAAGATCAGCAGTTGGATCGTTCAAAAGTAACCGCCGCAACAGCCAATACTTTACGAAAGAGAATGGAACTATCAAAAAGCTTAGCATATGTTGCTACAAGCAATTCTAGTAATTCGAAATGGTGCCCATGGGAATTAGGGTATGTCGATGCCTCAAAAAATGGTCGTTGTGCAATTTTGCCTATTATGAAAGATGAAGGCTCTACGTTCAAAGGGCAAGAGTACTTAGGGCTCTATCCATTTATTGATTATGCGCCGATTGAGAATACTCAAAAGTATCAATTTTGGGTAAATGATCCTCGAAATGGAAATTATGTTTCGTTGGAAAAATGGCTTTCTGGAACGGATCCATACAATCATGAATCATAGAGGTGATAACTATGGAAAAAGACGAACGTAAAGCTATTATGGATAAAGAAATTGATTTAATTCAAGGATGCATATCTCGGATGGCGCAAAATTCGTTTATCATTAAAGGATGGGCAATTACGTTAGTTGCCGTTGCGCTAGCATTACTTCCAGAAACGTTTGACGCAAAATTGTTGTGTGGGGTTAGCGTTGTAGTAACTGCTTGCTTTTGGTATTTGGATGCTTTCTATTTGAAAATGGAAAAGTTGTACAGACTAAAGTATCAATGGGTTATAGAAAACAGACAAAAGTCGGACATGTATTGCTATGATTTGAATCCTCACAACAAAAAGATGTGGTCTCCGAAAACTGAAAATGAGCCTTGCATCTTAAGAGTCATGATAACAAAAACACTTGTTCCGATATATGGTTCAATTATTGCTTTTTCTCTTTGGATGCTGTTTCATCTGTAATGGTAGCAAAAAAGCCAGGGCGTTCCCGGTAGAGAGAACGCTCTGGCTTTTTATGCTGCAACAGGCAAGGCTTGTAGTGCTTCCTGCTCTTTCAGCCATTTCTCGTATTCACGCTGGCCTTCCTCGCTGTTGAAAAACTCAACCATGGAGGGATAAAAGCAACGCGCAAGGGTCTTGATTGCTTCATCCGGGTAGCCGGATTTGTTCGACTTCTTCTTTTTGTTCAAATAGTATCCTCCGAAACTCAAAGTTCCATATCCTGACCACGCTTACGGTTTTGCTGCGGCACATTCATGGTGTGCTCCTGCTTGGGGGCAAGAATCTTTTCCAGAAAGCCACGCACCAGTTCGGGCGCACGGTGGAGAGCATCCAGATAGGGTTTCACGTCGTACCACAGGTCGTGGTACTTGTTGCTCCAACGAACGGCCTCTTTCTTGGCGGTGGAAAGTTCTTCTTTCAGGCGGCGGTTCTCCACATCCATCATATAGCCGTGGTCGGCTTGCTTTTTCAGCTTGGAAAAC